CATTTAGCCATTGCTCCTGCGTGCAAGGCATTGATAGTTTTTCTTTTGGTGTCATTTTGTTTGTTGTTTAAGTTATATAATTTGTTAAATGTTTTTTTGGTGCTTGTTAAATGTTTGTCCAGTTAATTACTAAATTCTTTAATTTTCTCTAATAACCATTCTCTGGTAACTTTAAACTCTTTGTTCTTTTTTTGCTCTAAAGCCATAAACTCTGCTTCTCCTATCTCATTATAAAGCTTCATTGTATAAACTATGTAGTTTCCGTGCTTAAAAACATTGCATCCAGCACATTGATTTCTAACATTATCTATATCCCAGCGAACAGATAAATGGCTTCTGCTATGGAAATGGCCACATTGCATTGTTTTAACTGTTCCTTGTTTACCACAAGTATAACATTCTGTATTACCAGATGAATCAGAATAGAAGTTTCTGGAGTAGATACTGAAAACTGCATCAAGTTTCTTCTTTAATGATGTTATAGTTTCTTTACTTGATTTATCAGCTTTAGTAGTTTTAGTAACTTTAGTACTTTTTTTACTAATTAGGTACTTTTGTGGATTCTCTACGATGTCGCAAGATTTACAAAGCCCTCTGGCAAAGATTGGCTTCTCTTTTAAACATCTTTTACAGCTCTTTTTCTTCATTGTACCTTAGTTCTAAGTATTCGTTAATTCCAAGCATTTTACCATTTATCTCTAAGAAGCCAGAACAATGTCCTACTTTCTTCTTAAACTCAGATATGTACTTGTTCATTTGTCTTTGTTGCTCTCGCATCTCTGGTATCTCATCGTTAAGATTCATTCTCTTAACTTTCTTCTCTTGTAACTGCTTTTTAAAGTCATCAATCAAAGCTTGAGTTTCTGGACTTATAGGAGTTCTGGATTCTTTCTCCATTGCTACTCTGTTAATCTCCTTGCTTACCTCTACTCTTTCATCACAATACTGGCCTAACATTTGAAAGAATGTAGGTGTATCAAAACTGCCGTATATCTTACCATACTTTCCCATTCTTGCATTCTTTAAAAACATTGCAAAATCTTCATACTTTAACCAGTAATAGTCTGTTAGTAGAATGTTTACACAAGTCTTAATTTCCTCATCAGTTAGGTTCTTTGAATCATCTATCTTGTAAATAGAACTAAACTCAATCATAAATGCTGATAGGTTTATTTGAAGACTTTTAGCATCCTCCTTCTTCAATAAGGCTATTGGTAGTGAATTGCATTCTATTATCTTCGCTACCGATAATTCTTTGGAGTCTTGATATTTTACTAACTGGCTCATTGTTAATTGATTTTAAGTAAGTTATTTCTTTTTGTTTTGAATCCGAGAATATTAAACCTTGATAGTTCCCAGAGATTGCACTTTCAATTAATACTTTTTGATATGGTGGTTGAAACTCTGCAAGTTTCTTGATTGATAGTCTTATTGCTGTTTCTGGCTTACTTATCCATTTAGGCATTATTACCAGTTGTAGGAATAATTCTATCACTTCTATGCTTAGATTGTACTCGTAGCATATATTTAATGCTATGGCTTGTACTCTTTCTTCCTTTCTCATATAATATTATTATAACGATGGATTAAACTTATTTGCTCTTTTAGATTATCTATTACTCCTTGCATAAGTTTTTCTTTTTCATCTTGTATAGATAATACCTTTTCCAATTTCTCAATGATTTCTTTTTGCTTTTCTATAAGCTCATCTCTTTTATCTATCATCATATCGCAGTTAATAAAGTTTCTATTGGTAAAACGGTTTCTCCTCTTAATAAATCTCTGTATTTCTTTTCAAGCTTATTCTTGTAATAAGAATCAATCTCTGTAAAGCCTTGTATAGTTTCTCTATGGTAAATAACCGTTGCGTGGTCGCACTTTAATACTCGTGAAATTTCTACTACTCCATAGCCAAGTTCAGTTAATACATAAATGGCTTCTTGTTTAGGCTTAACGAACTTTGCAAATCTTCTTTTACCAAATATTTCTTCTGGTAATAATCCATGCAACAAAGCTATTTTATTAAAGACATCAATAATAACATCTTTTCTATTAACCCTTACTCCCTTTGGAACAACAATATACTTTTTTTCTACTTGCTCCAATTTATCCTTATCAAGCTCTAAGCCTAAATCCAGAAACAATCTTTCTATACTTAGCATAAGTTATATTTAACCCACCATTTGCCCTCACTTTTAACTTGCTCACTCTGAATGGTTAATCCATCTTTCCTTAAACAAAGGATATAGTGAGCTAATCTTGTAATGTGATATGTTTGTATAGCTTCCCAGCTTGTAATTGATTTGTGAGCCTCTAAATGCTCTTTAACCATTTGTAATTGTGTTTTCTGTTTCATTGTTTTAAGATAAATAGTTTAAAATATAAGCCTACCACAACTTATATTAGGTCAAGTAAAACCCCTTCTACTTTTTGTTATATAAAAAACTGACCTTATGCGAAAAGAACGATTGGTAGAGCATTTCCTTTAATGTTTAGAATGGTAGCGAATCTTCGTTAGCATCCGTTGCCTTAGTTTTAGGCACATAAGTATTTTCTACTACGGATAAGTCATTACCGAATTGGTCTGCTTCTCTCCTTTTTGAAACTGTTACACGAATGTAACCTTTTGCACTTCTTGGTAACTTGTTAAGTTGCTCAATATTCAAACTTAACTCTTGTACTTCTCCGAATTGTAGGCTCTTGGTCTTACCACTTCCTACATAGTTTTTCTTGTTCTCCACTTTGTTATTTATTTATTTTACCTAATTTTTTTTTTACTTCACTATCAAACTCCTCTAACCACTCTCTACATAACTCTACTCTTTCTTTCATTTGAGCTTCGATTTCTAAATCCCTTACGAATCCAAATGCTAACCATCTTTCATTAGCTGGTAAATGCTCATAGCTTACCTCTGTACCATAGTTTGCTTCTGCTGGAGTATTCATTAAAGCATAGAATAGAATAGCTGTATCTACTTGGCCATCTAAAAGCCAAATGTATGCCCTTAGCTGGAATTCGTAGTCTTTATTAAGCTCTATTGCATCGTGCAATGTCTTTTTGCTCCAAGAACACTTGATGTCTATAACCGTATTATCTTGGATAACATCTGGAGTACCAACACACCACTCATTAGAGTAAATGTTAATGTTCTTTTCTGCTAAGCCATAACCTAATTGCTCGGCCATAAAATCAATAGCTTTATCTTCCATTAATATGCCCTTAGTCATATACTTAGAACTGATTTCTTCGTAGCTATCAGCATACCATTCTTTTAGGTATGTGGTACAAGTTTTAGGTAGCTCTCCATTTTTGTCAAGCTTACCCATTATCTTGCCCATTGAACTTGGTCTAATTTTAAACTTATTCATTATTCTTGAGTTAAGGCAAAGTGAACTTCATTACTTACTTCATACTTATCGCAAATCTTTGCTAAGTTAGACTTATCTTTTAAGTATGCTTTACGACAATTACCAAAGTTTTCTGTATTTAAAAGTAATACTGGCTTCTTCTTCTCTACAACAACTTGAGTAGTTTCTTTATCGTGAGTATTAGTAGCATCACTATCTTTTGTATCATCTATAAGGAATAAGTTACCTAACGCTCTTTTTAAAGCGTAGCTACTTGATGCGCCAAAAGACTGGCTTAAATCCATACCTTTACGGTTTAAATCAATACCAGCATTACCTCTTGCGCTTATAGGTGTTTCCCAATCTTTATGCTTAATAGTACAAGTTGACTCAATAAATAAAGTTCCATTTAACTCTTTTACTTCATCGTTATTGGTTAATAAACAACCATACTTTAAACAGATAGGTTTTAAAGCCTCTAAAATATCTTCTGCAACTCTATGGTTATAATTTCCAAACTTGTTGAAATGATTTTTTGGTGCTTTTAATTCGTTTTGAATTAAGATAAGTTCTTTCATTTTGTTTTTGGGTTAAATAATAAATAATTTGTTTCTTTTTCTAATTTGTATAGTTTCTTGTGAACTAAATTTAATTGACATCTAATTGATAATGCCCATTGGTGTAATTGTATTCCAGCTTCTTCTGGGGGAACTCCAGCAGTTGATTGAACTGACACCTCTTGCACTTTAGGTAAGCCTTGCTCATCTAAGTGATTTCTAAAGATTTGTCTAATAATCATAAACTTGGTTGAGTTAATAAGTTTTGGATAATACCTTTGTAATTAGCTTCAATAAAAGTTTGCAAAGGCTCTCTAACAATAATAGGTTCTTTCTGGTTTGGATTAGAAGATTTAATTTCTAATGCTACCATTCCACCATAGCCTACAATGTGATTGTTACATACCCATTTAATAAGGTCGGCAATTAAAAAGTCGTGGTGGTAGATAATATCTCCATCTGTATAAGAAACGAGATACTCCTCTTGGAAATTAAAGTTGTTCACTTGAACATCTAAAATTTGTGGGTTTTTAAGTTTTGTCATTTTCGTTTTGTTTTGGTAGGACAAAGGTGTGGTTTATTTTAACATCTGTCAAGAACTATTTGCAATTTAGAATGATTCTAAATTATAAAACCTTGATACATAAAGAAAT